TTATACTATACCTTAATAAATACTTTTTAAGTGATTTAACGCAAATAATATATATTGTTACCATAATATGGTAATAATATATGAATTAAATAATTACTACATTAATTAAAAATAACTAACTGATTGAAAAAGCCAAGGAAGCGATGTAGCAGCATCTGGATTAACTAAAGTTAATGCCCCTAGTACATAATAAGCTCCTAAAGATTTACTGTCTTTGTCAACGCCACTATTTACCAATTTTTCTAATACTTCTAATATAACTTTTCTTACATTATTAATATCTGATTCTGTATGAATATAAGCAAAATGTAAATTCCTAAATGGGTCACCATTTGGTTGACAAATATTGCGTTTTACTTCTACTGTTAATTGAGCTCTATAATTCCAAATATCTGACAATTCTCTTATTAATTTTATTAGTTGATTTCTATTCAAAGAGAGAAACCATTGTGAGTTACTATAATTTCCTAAAGCATCTATATTTTGAAATAGTGATAATGCCCTTAATTCTATTACTTTTTCATCCGAAATATTAGGCACAACATCGTCTATATTCAAATTAATATGAATTTTTAATATTTTGCTTAATCTTATTAATGTTTTAATGTTTTTAAAAATTTTATCAGGTATTAAACTTCGATTATATGGATTTTTAACTTCCTGTTTACTTTTTAATAATGAATTGAAGAGAGAAGTTATATCAAACCCATAAATAAATCCATCTTCATCTTTGTAGCTTATAAATTGATGAAAATTAATTTCTTCAATTGGTTCCAATGTGACAAAATCTGTGCTATTTGTACATAATTTTCGTTTCATTGCAGCTGGACCATGTAAATTATTATATTTTTTTGCTAGCATACCTCTAAAAACTTTTTGAATTTTAATTATATACGATGATAAATAAAGAAATGAAAATATTCTAGATACTAATTCGTTTTTATTTCCACTAATTTTTAATTTATGAAATTTAGCTATCATTTTTAATTGTGTTATATTATAGTTATATTGTGTAATATCATTATAATTTTTTACTGTGGGAATAATTATATTCTCAGTATGTATTTTTGATTGTTTTTTATTTACTGGAAATACATTTTCACATTTTATAAAAATATTATTCATATATTCATCTATTTCTGAAAAACAGTTTATTTTATTTTTTTGAATAAAATTTGTCATATATATTTATATTATATTATCTTTTTGAATTGTTTTATTTATTAAATTAAAAATAAATAAATTAAAATGCTTACCTGTTATCATAAGCATTTTACTAGACCAGACTTTAATTTCATTTATATTTAAAAAAAAAATTGATTTAAAGATAAACTCATAATATAATTCATACTGACAAGATGACTGACGCTATTCTAGACGGAACTAATATTAATACCGGAGTATTTTCGTACTCTGCTCCTAAGGCACATACCTCTGGAGGAAAGGTTGTAAATTTATATAATAAGAATGTAAGAGAATCTCTTACCATTTCAACGCCATTAATTCTAACTTGGGGTGCTCAAGAAGGAAAGGATACAGCAGGCAATTTGACTGGAAAGTGGACAATGTCGCTTCAATTTCCTAATTCTGAGTACTCAAATGCGGATTCGGAGGCTTTCTTGAGGTCTATGCGTGCTTTGGAAGCTAAGGTTAAGGCTGACGCAATGACTTATTCTAAAGAGTGGTTTGGAAAGAATATTACTAGTGCTGATGTAATGGATGAGAAATTCAATGTTATGCTTAGACATCCTAAGAAGGAAAAGGGAAGTGCTGAGCTTGATGAGACCAAGCCTCCTACTCTAACTGTTAAGATTCCTTGTTGGAAGGGAGTTTGGCAGCCTGAGATTTATGATGAGGAAGGTGAGCCTTTGTTTGTTAAGGGCAAGTCTGCTTCACATGTGACTCCTCTTGATTTCTTGAAGCCCAAGACTCATGTAATCTGTTTGATTCAATGTGGTGGTCTATGGTTTGTAAATGGTAAGGTTTCTATTACTTGGAATTTGAAGCAAGCCATTGTACAAAAGCCTAAGACTTCTGCTATTGCTGAGGGAACTTGTTTCTTGAGAATTAAGCCTGCCGATAAGGAAAAGTTGAAGTCATTGCCTCCTCCTGAGACGGATGATGTTGACCCTGATGGAGCAGTTAGCAGTACTATTGTAGAGGATAGTGATGATGAAGAGCGAGAAATTCCTACTCCTGCTGTTGTAGCTAAGATTGAGGAGCCTGTAGTTGTAGCTGTTACTCCTCCTGCTCCTCCTCCTGCTGAAGAGCCAAAGAAGAAGCGAGTGATTACCAAGAAGAAGGACGCATAAATTTAATATAAAATTCAATTTAAAAATTTATAAAATTTAAATTAAAACAAAAACAAAAAATTAAAATAAAAATTTGGGTTAATAACCCTCTTTTTTATTTACATATTATATAATTTAAATACTTATTACATATCATAAGCATTTAAATAAAATAAATTACAAACTATAAACCATAATATATTTATCCGTACATTTGACGCATTTCAGAATAAGTCATATTTCGCCCTGTTTTTTCTTTAAACATATCAGCACCTTGTTGCATCCTATTTATTAATATATTTGGATTTTTTAGTAAATACATAGATTCTTGAATCGTTTTAGGATTCACTTGTTCTTCTATTTTAGATTTTAAATACTTTAATTCATCATCAGATATAGTTTTACATGTATTTGTTGTAGACATATTTATAGAATTTATCATTAAAAGTATTTATATCTTTTCTAAACCATAATTATTTTTACAATTATATCTGCTTTTTCAGAAACATCATAAATATCATCGTCTGATTTTGTTAGCCCTTGATTTTTTATTCTATAATATTGTTCTCTCTTCATTAATAGTTCAGAAACTAAAATATCAAATGATTTGTCTCCAATTATTACTGATATTGATAAATCATTTAAAATCAAGTGTTGTAACTCTGTTTGTAAATTTATTGTTTTTTCCACATAAATATTATTGTCATCATCTATTTTAATACCTTCAGGTAAATCAGGTTCGCATAATACAATTATTTCATTTCCAGAATTATCAAAATATACTTCATTATACCATAACGGTACTAAATATAATTCATTTTTTACATATAGTTTATATAAGTTATTGTTTAATAAATCATTTATAGTTGGATTTAATTTATATATTTCAACACCGTCATACTTTTGTATAACAATTTCTCTAATCTCATTCAAAATGTCTTGACTTAAATGAAGTATATTTTTGTATTTAGAGAGAAAAATATAAATATTAATCGAATTCTCTTTATCCAAATCATCAAATAATTTAAGTGATATTTTTTTACATCCAATTACAATATCTTGTACAATACTTAAAAATAGTTCATTATATTTACCATCTAATATTTCTTTCATAAATAATTTTAGAATATCATAATAAACAGATTGAGAATCATTATTTTCTTTTGTTGAATCATTTAATTCATCATTTACTTCAGGATTTATATTTTGGATTTCTCTCTTCAAGTAATCATAAGCTTCATTTATTTGTTTAAACTTTTCGTTTGATTCAGGAGTATTACCATTTTTATCAGGATGATTTTGAAGTGCCAATTTATGATATTTTTTCTTTAAAAAATTAATTGTTATATCATTATAATCAGTTTTAGACAAATCTATTTCTAATATTTTAAAAGCTAATTTGTAATCCATTTTGTAATCCATTTCATTAAATGCGTTATAAACTTTAAGTATTAAAATATTATAAAATGTTTCAAATAAAATAAGTAAAAATAAATAAAACATAATTTACTTTTCTAGATGTATATTATATAATGGCAATTCATACTAGCGCTATTACTTATAGAAGGGGAATTCCCGATAATTATAATAATTTTTATTTTGTTGCACAAGCAAATAATGTAGTTATTTCACCATTAAGCAGTTATATAAGAGGTTACAATTTTTATAATAGAATTTATTCAAATACTAATGTTCGTCGCATGTATCCTTGGAGAAATTAATTTTATTTAAAAGTTATGTACTAATTTTGTTAAATAAAACAAATAATTCTCTAAATGATAAATGGGTCTATAATTGTTATTAAAATATTGAAAGAAACAATAAGTCCTTTTTAAAATATTGGACAATTGTTCCTTCTTAATTTTGTTTTGCTCAACAAGTGAAGAGAGAATATACCAAATACAATCAGTTATATCTAGATTATAAATAAATATATCATATAAAATATCCCTGAATTTTAAAAATTGTAAATCGTTAATATTTATCATATTGTTAATTATTTTATTACAAATAATTTTATATTGTAACATTAAATCTTCATTATACGAGTGAAGTATTTTAATATTTGTAATATTTTCTAATTTTAATTTATTTGGCAATTTATTTTTTAAACATTTAGTATATGCTATTTTGGTAGGTCTACTAATATTTATTATTTCACAGCAATTTAAAATATTATCTGGAATAAAGCTTAGCTCTTCGGTAATTATTATAAATTTTAAATCAATAGATATAGAATTATTAAGCTGCATGTAACTGTAAAAATTATCAAGTAATTCACTGTGAATTTCATGAAAATATTTACAAACTATTATACCAGACTTGTCTGTCTTTGCTGATGTAATATCTATAATTTGTTGATAAATTTCATGCCAAAGTAACTTTGAATTACACCCTAAGAGAGACATATCAATTTCATAATGTATATCACTTATTTTAAAAAAGTACTGTTGTTTATTATATGTTAAACTTATTTTTTTTTCATATTTTAATTCACTTGGACTATATTTTTTTATAGATTTTAACATTTGTGTATATTTTCCAATACCACTTGGACCAAAAAAAATTAAGTTTTTTAATTCATTTATATTTTTTGGAAATCTTTCATATATTTTATTTAATTTTGGATGTAAATTTTCTCTATGATTTTCATTTATATACTCTTCAAAATGAGTTTCATAAAATTTCATTATTATATTTAATTAACTATTTTTTATTTAAATTATAAACCTAATAATATAAATAATTTGTGATTTGTTTTATAATCGTTATAATATATAACTTAAAAACAATTCATAATTATAATGTAGCATAATTATGAATTTAGTTAAAAGTATTAATCAATATAATGAAGATAATATATACTTTTGTGAACCCATTAAAAATAATGTAATGAATGAAGGTAAATTTATAAGAATTTTATATTCAACACATAACATTGTATTAAATGGTATTTATTTATTAGTACACATAAATGATATTACATGTGATAAATATTATAATAAATATAAATGTAATTTTAACACACTACACAATAAAGATATAATTGATAATATAAAAACAATTGAAGAAAATATTTTAAGAAAAATAGAAATAAAAAAAATACCACAACTAAAAATTTATGAGCAGCTTAGAAATGGTAATATAAAATTATTTAATGAAGTTAATAAGAGTTTTTGTTCATTTATTCTTAAAATATCTGGAATTTGGGAAACACAATTTAATTACGGATTAACTTATAAATTTATTAAAATAAACGCTTAATGATTTAACATTTGAAACCCGTCTGTTCTAAAATATTTCAAAATAATGTATATTATCATTGCCGAAAATGATGTTAACACCCCAATTAAATATATCAAACTAGATGTTACCTTTGATATTTTTCCACTTGTATCAAACTCTTTTGTAGTTATATTTTGATAAATAATATATAATTGTATGAGCAACAATATTATTGTTATATTGCTAAACGTATAATAATTTTGAGATACATGATTATCTACTATTGGTTCTTTATAAAAAATTATTAAATATAAAATAAAACCAATTACTGCTAACATTAATAAAAATGGCCCTAAGGTTATTAAAATTGTAAGAATCATTTGTTTTGTTGAATCATTTTTAGTTATTTCCAAAACCTTTGAAATTAATATGGTTAAAATCATCATTACTCCTAGAGTTAATATTGAATAACCTGATACTAATGAACCATACGCCATTTTACCTGATGAAAAAAAACTAATTAGAAATGATACTACACTTCCAATTATTAATGCTTTATAAACACCTGAATACCACATTTATATATATAAGGTATAATTTTTTATCTTCATTTTTGATTTTCATTTTTAACCATTTTTATTTCATTTAATTCATCCTTTAATGTATCTATATCATTTTGCATTGTTTTTATTTGGGATATTAATATAGGAATTAATTCAATGTAATTAACTGTTTTAAAACCAATACTATTGTTTGATACTAATTCAGGATATACGGTCTCTAACTCTTGCGCAATTAAACCAAAATGATTTTTATGTTTATTATCATTTTTAAATTGAAATTTTACAGGATTTAATTTTAACAAATCTGTACTATCTATAGTTTCTATATTTTCTTTTAAAATATTATCTGATGGATTATTTATAGAACCTAAAACTATTAAA